AAGAAAGAATTAGAAGAAATTGGATACGATTGTTACATGGTATTCGTTCATACGGATTTAGAAGTTGCACAAAAAAGAAATATGGAAAGACCAAGAAAACTTAATCCTGAAATCGTAGAACAATCTTGGAACGAAGTACAGAAGAATAAAATATACTTTCAAGGATTATTTGGTAATGAAAATTTTATGATGGTAGATAACTCAAATACATTAAGTCCAAAGCAAGCCGAAAAGAAATTTAATATGTTGGTCAAAAAAGGAATAGGTAAATTTATTCGTAAACCTGTAAAAAACTATCGTGGTAAAAATTGGATTGAAAAACAAAAGATTATGAAAGAATCCATAAACGAAGAAACAACAAAAATTAAAAAGGTAGTTGGAATCTATGGTGGTAGATATCAACCATTTGGCCCACATCATTTTAAAACTTACAAATGGTTAAAATCAAAAGTAGATGATGTGTACATAACCACATCCAACATAAAGAAACCACCAAGACATCCAATGAACTTTAGTGAAAAAGTCCGTCATATGACAAAAATGGGTGTTCCAAAGAATCGTATAGTTAAAGCAGCTTCACCATTAAAGGCAGAAGAAGTGCTAAAAAAGTACGATTCTAAGACTACAGCAGTGATATATATATTTGGAGAGAAGGATGCTGGTAGATTGAGTGGTGGTAAAAAGAAGGATGGTTCAGCATCATACTTTCAAGATTATAAGAAAAATAAAAGAAATCTTAAAGGTTATGAAGAACATGGATACTTTATGACTGCACCTCATGTTTCGGTGAAGGTTGGTGGTAAAGAAGTTAGTGGAACCGTAATGAGAGATTTATTAGGTTCTCCTAAAATCGAAGATAAGGAAAGACCAAAACTATTCAAACAAGCCTTCGGTTACTTTGATAAGGGTGTATATAGTATGATGACAAATAAGTTCAAAAAACTATATGAAACCTACGATAAGTTTTTACAAGAAAAAGATATTAGTGAAATAATAAAAGAAAGTTCGGCTATTGGAAATAGTATACCTCGAATAAGTGATGAAGGTTTATATGATTTCTTTCAGAACTTTGATGATTATCATCGAATATCAAAAAGATGGGCAGAACAACACGGATGGGAATTGGTAAATTATGTTCTGAGTGATTCAGCACAAGACCCAAAACCAAAAAAGAGAGCCCTTTCGTTCAATACTTTAGACGACCAAATGGTAAAGACAGTCACTTATGGAAAAACCATAAATCAAGGTGGAAAGAATTGGCAAAGTGTAGATGAACCATATGCTAAATATTCACAAAGACAGGCAGAAATTAATCAATCAATCGGTTGGGAATTGGTTAAATTTATGATGAAACCAGGTAAACAGGATGTAAAAATGGATGATACTTGGAAAATAGATAATTTGGATGTTGTTAGTTCGGATAATTTAAGTGATGTAGCAACACAAAAGGATAGTGAACTAATGTCAGAAGGTAAATTAATAGCAGCTCGTAACAAAGGTCATTTAAAAAATAAGGGTGAAACAGCACTTGATTTAAATGGTATGAAATCAAAGTTTAAAGGTCGTGGTGATATATCAGATGCTTTCGTTTTTGCTATGGAAGATTTACAGAGAGCCATCAAATCTCTAAGTGTAAAACAAAGAGATAAGATTTTTATGAATGGTAAGGCATTTATGAATTTAGAAGTTATGTGGCCTAAGTCAGCTAATGTTATCGATTATGACAAAGCTGAAATAGTATTTCATGGAGCACTTGAATACGATGATAATGGAAATGTGGTGGGTGAAGTTAAAGGTAGTGCTAGAATGTTAGCTGGTATGATTAAACAAGTCAATCAAAATGTACAGAAAAAGTATAATATCGGAAAACCTAATTTTTTAACAGTTCCTAAAACACAAAATTTTGGTACAAAGAAAAGACAATACTTAAGTAGATTGAATAAATTACAGAAGGAATATGGTTTAAAAGATAACGACACATTGGGTAAGTATCACCAAAGTTATTGGGAAGAATTTATATTCAACGCGGCAAAACAATTTGGATTTACAGTTCCAGCCACAAAATTAAAGAAATTAACTAAGAGATGGGCATTCTTTGATAAGTCTTACAAAGTTCCAATGATTAGAAAAGATTTTAAAGACCAACCAAAGTTTTTAGATTGGGTATTGACTACGGATAAACAAGACCACGCTAGAATGGTCAAAGAAAATATGAAACCATTTGAAGTATTATTCTTTGATGTTGGTGCCGAAATAATGAAGAATGTAAGTGGTTGGTTAGCAGCATCACCTGATGCAGCTGTTCAAGGTATTAAGAAAAGACTTGACGCCGCAATCAAGGATGTTAAAAGTAAAAAAGATTTGAAAAAATTAAACAGATTAAAAATACAATTAGACCGATTAAATGCTATTGGTGGATTAAATGCCATCGTTCCAAGTGAAGGTATTGTTTTTAAATACAAGGGAAAGACATACAAATTTACTGGAGCGTTTGCACCAATTAATCAAATTACAGGTCTAATGACATTTTAGGAGTAGGTTATGAGTGATAGTATATTATCAACTAATCACAAGGAACGAGAAAGACAGATAAAAAATATTAGTCGAGTGGCTCGTGGTGATAAAGTAGAAAAAAAGATTTATGTTCAGATGGAAGATTTGGACGAGAAGAAAAAACGACAAGAGCAAGTAGCAAAAGAAAGACAAAAATCGTTAGATAGGTCAGATGCTCTTAAAGGGGCAAGAACACCTTGGTTCTGTCCTAAATGTACAAAGACAATGAAGAGTCACTTAGACGATAAAATGTATAGATTACATGACCATTGCTTTGATTGTCAAGTTAAGTTTGAGGCTAAATTAAGAGCCAAAGGTACATATGAGAATTGGGAAAGACAAAAGGTACTAAATAATAAGTTAGCTTGGATTGATGATATGATTTCAAGTGTTGAGAATTGGAAAGATGAAGCTTCTAAACCATATGAAATTCAAGAATCGGTTGGAGTAGTAGAATTAGAGATGGAAAAGGAAAAATGGAGTCAGAATACCGAACAAGTTGATAAAATGGCAACAGAAGCTCTTGAAGAGTACACTAAGATGAAAGAGGAAACTCAAAAAGAACTCGAAAGTATAGAGATTTAATATTTATGAATATGAAAAAAGATAAATACAACCCTTTAACAAAAGAATGGTGGGATGATGTAGTCCAAAGAGAACTACTAAACGAAGGTGGTGCATATGGACATATGGCTCACCCATTTGATGATAAAGACTTGACATTTGGTGATTTGAAGAAAATTATTGAAAATGGACTCGGTGGAAAATTAAGTCGTGAGGATAATGTTACTGAAAAATTAGATGGTCAAAATTTAATGATAAGTTGGAGAGAAGACTAATGCCTATCACAATAAATGTAAGTATTGGAGATACCATATTGGGTGGTAAATTCAAAAATAAAAAAATTAAAGTTAAAGAGATTGGTGAAGATGAACACGGAATGCCAACCATTAACGGAAGAAAAGTAGTTAATTTTAGAATACCAAAAAAAGTTGAAGAAAAAGTCGCTCGTGATAAAGATGATTACGCAAAGTATGAAAAACCTGATGATAGTGATTTTGACCAACCACAGAAAACTAAAAAAATGGAATCACAATACAAAAAAATGATGGAGATAATAGGATGATAAATAAAATCATTAATTGGTTAAAGTCTTTATTTCATAAGATACCAGATGAAATATTAGAATTAAAGGGAATAATAAACAAAGTTGAAAAGGAAAAACAACAACTTCAAGGTGATTTAGATAAATTACTTTCACGAAAAAGAATTAATAAAAAAACTGTGGCAAACGCTAAAAGAAAACTAACTCGTACTAAAAACGAAATTAAAAAAATGACTGAAGTTTTCGATAAAGAAGATATAACAGACGCAGTTAAGTTTCTTAGAAAATTTTCAAAATAGGAGAGAATAAATGGGAATAGTCGATAGAACGCCTCCAGCAGTAAGAGGTAATCTTGGGGAGTATAACTCAGCGACAAAAGTACTTTCAAACACGAGTGTAGCATTTAGTGGTTCAAATGAAGGAAGAGCATTTCTTGTCGAGAATAAGAGTAATGTCACAATAGAATGTTCGAATGGTGGAACCATAGCTGGTACTGGTTTGATTGCTGGTGAAGTTTATCCAATAGGGGTAAAAAAAGTAACCATCGCCGCTAGTGGTGTAATATATGTCTTGAGATAAATGTCTGAAGCTAAAATCAAAGAAGTAATCAAACAAGAGTATTTAAAGTGTGCAAAGGACCCTGTGTACTTCTTAAAAAAGTATGCTGTAATCCAACATCCACTTAGAGGTAAAGTTCCTTTTGCTCTATATCCGTTTCAAGAAGCCTCATTAAAAGATTTTAAAAATAATAATTATAATGTTATTTTAAAGGCTCGTCAGTTGGGTATATCAACATTAACTGCAGGATATGCATTATGGATGATGACATTTCAAACTGATAAGAACATATTGGTAATTGCTACTAAACAAGATACAGCTAAAAATTTAGTTACAAAGATTCGAGTGATGCACGCAAACTTACCGAGTTGGGTAAGGTCGAGTTGTGTCGAGGATAATAAACTCTCACTTAGATACTCAAATGGTTCACAAGTAAAGGCAATATCAAGTACTGAGGACGCAGGTCGTTCAGAGGCACTATCTTTACTCGTTATTGATGAGGCAGCATTTATCGATAAGATTGATACAATATGGACTGCTGCA